CTTTCCAGACTTCGAGACAAAGTGTCCCGAGGTGCGGTGCCGTTCTCCGCCGTTACTCCATTTCGTTTCCGACCAACCCCGAACAAACTGAAATGGAGGATTTTACGATGACTACTATCAATTTGAAAGATTTTTATTATTGGTACACGCAGGATCAGCTTATCGAAGTTTCTGACGAGGTGGCCGAGGTATTCAAGGCCGATGCCCGCTATGAAATGGCCTACCAGCGGCGGCTTTCCCGGCACAAGGCACAGTATTCTCTGGACTGCGATGACGGGATTGAATATTCCGCTTGCCTGCATGAGCCGACCCCGCAGGAGCTCCTTGAACGAATGGAAAACTTTCTTCGTCTGTGGAACGCTCTCAATTCTCTGCCGGAGATCCAAGGCCGCAGAATTGACGCACATATCATTCTTGGCAAGTCGATTAAGGAAATTGCCGAGGCCGAGGGCGTACATGAGGAGTCTATTCGCCAGTCGATCAAGCGTGGCCTTGAACGCATGAAAAAAATTTTTTGATTTTTTCTTCTTAACCCACTTGGAATTGATGAAAAAATGTCTCGGTTTATGAGAGGAGGTTTTCTTCTTCACGCAAGGGAATAACGGCAACCCTGAGTAAGTACGGGGAGCCAAACGGTGGGTGCGCGGTGACATTTCCCAAAAGAGATTGAGCGAACAACACCAACACTGTAAATGGGCCCGGCCATCCCAAGGCCATGATCCGGCGCTGAACAGGTTGGCTGCCTGTTCCTCCGGGCTTGTCGCTTTACTTGCGTTGAGAGCGCCGCACAGAAAATAACGATTGTCTTTGGACAGGCCAAGTAAATATGTACGGCGCTCTCTAATATTCAAAAACTATAATAAACCTCGAGACAAAGTGTCCCAAGGTGGAGTAAGGCAACAGGCCAGCATCCCGGTGGTGCTGGTCTGTTGCGTTTCCCCACCAAACGGCGGGAGGCGTTCTATCAATCTGCGAAGGAGGTTTACCGTGAAATTAACTACACAGGAACTTGAACAAATGAGAAGCGTTGACATTGGCGCGGTGGCTGCCGAGTCCCTGCCTGATGTGAGCGGTATGACCTTTGACAATGCGCTTTCCCGAAAGGAGCGCATCTCTCGATTTTTGCAGACTGTCAAAAATCCATACTGCTTTTGCATCGGTGGCGTTGGCGTGAAAATTGAATTTGCTGAAAGCGGGCCATCTCTCCAAGATAAGCTGACAGATTTCCTGCTGCGGCAAAGAAGCGGGCTGTAACTTCGGCTACAGCTCGTTTTGCTTCTTCGAGACAAAGTGTCCCGAAGTGGAGGCATCCTTGTTGTCCTCCCCGGACAGAGTTATAATATAAGTGTAATGTGATAGGGAAGGAGGAACAATGGCACGAGCAAAAAACAGAGGGTATCAGCAGAGTTTCTCTCCCTCTTACACAATCCGCCGCTGGCGGCTGGGCATCTATATCCGGCTTTCAAAGGAAGATTTGAAAAAAGGAAAAGACGATAGCAACAGCGTAAAGAACCAGCGTGACCTACTGAACGATTTTTACCGACGCAACATTGACGAGTTTGAAAGCATCACGGAATATGTGGATGATGGTCATACTGGAACGGACGCCAACCGTGAAGATTTTCAACGGCTCTTGGCGGATGTCATGAGTGGTAAAATCAACTGCGTTATAGTAAAAGACCTGTCCCGCTTCGCACGAAATTATAGCGATGCCGGAAGTTTGATCGATAACCTGTTTGTTCAAATGGGTGTTCGCTTTATCAGCCTTGCTGAGAATGTGGACAGCTACAAGAACCCCGACAGCGTTTCAAATATCATCGTTCCCATTACAAACGTGATGAACGATAATTACTGCTATCAGACTTCCAAAAAGATCCGGCAGGTATTTGATTACAAACGGCGCAACGGCCAGTATATCGGAGCATTTGCTCCTTACGGCTATGTAAAGCACCCAAAGGACAAGCACAGGCTGATTGTTGATCCCGATGCTGCTGAAAATGTCAAACTCATTTTCACAATGCTTATTCAAGGGTCATCAAAACGTGCTATCGCGCTGTACCTGAACGAACACGGCGTACCGAGCCCCTCGGCTTACAAGGTACAAAAGGGCTTGCCTGTTTCGACAAGAGGGTATGACGATCCTATGTGGGGAGTCCGCATGATCCACTCCATTCTTACCAATCCGACCTACACCGGGGATTTAGCCCAAGGCCGAAGCCGGGTGAAAAGCTACAAGGTACACCAGATTGAAGCTGTTCCACGCGAGGAATGGGTGGAAGTGGCTGGAACGCATGAGGCCATTATCGACTATGAAACTTTCGACAAGGTACAGGCTCTCTTACAGCGTGATACCCGTACTTCCCCGAAAGGCCGTGAGGTACATTTATTCAGCGGCTTTCTGAAATGTGCCGATTGCGGGCGGGCCATTACCCGATGCGTTGGCAAGAACAACAATGTATATTATTCTTGCTCAACCTACAAGAACCGTTCCCGGACAGCCTGCACCATGCACTCAATCAAGCATGAACGGCTGGAGGCTGCTGTTTTGTTCGCTGTACAGCATCAGGTACATTTGGCTGTTTCCTACTCGGAAATCGTCACGCAGATCAATTCCGCTCCAATCAAAAAAAGCCAGTCTTACCGACTGGACGATCTGATAGCTGCAAAAGAGCGGGAACTGACAAAGATAACACGCTACAAGCAATCTCTTTATCAGGACTGGAAAGACGGTGAAATCACCCAGCAGGAATACCGGGATATGAAGGCTGACTATGAACGGCAGACTTCTGATATTTCCGCGGTGCTTACCCGGCTGAACGCTGAACGCGCAGAACTGGCAAACGGTGTGGACAACGAGCATCCTGCACTGGTAGCCTTTATGAAGTATCAGAACATTGAAGCCCTCAACCGTGAAATCTTGGTTGAACTTGTGGACTATATCAAGGTCTATGAAAACGGCAATATCAGCGTGAAATTCAAATTTGCTGACGAGCTCCGCAAGATTGCCGAGTACATTGAAATCAACACTACGGAAGATACCGCAGTAGCGGGCTAACCCCCGCTACGACCCCCTTTGACAGTGTGTTTTCCTAATAGGCGCTAATCATATGATAACGAATCCTTTTCTACCGATATAGTATATCCTTCAAATTTTTTTATACTTCCTTGTGATGTTTTGCTTTTTTTATTTTGTTTTTCATCATTCAAAATCCCCAAAAAATCAGTCAAGATTGTATTTTTCACTATATTTTTTGCCATTTTATTTGTATTTAACGAAATTCCCATTGATGCTTCTGCAGATGATTGAGCTTCTAATCCCAATAATGCTTTGAATACTCCACTTATTCCCGCTTTCCCCGAAATAGCTACATCAGCATTTGCATTTGTATCCGTTTCCTTTAATAACTGTGTTGTCTTTTCTAATTCACCACCAGCAATAATCTGTACATAATCTGTTACTGAATCTTCATCAAAATATACAATTTTACAAATTGAATTTTCCACTATATGCCTTCTTTCATCCATCATAATAAATATATTCAATAGAATAAATTAATAAAAAACTTTTATAATCATATTCCCAATATCATCAATTTCCAAATCAACTATCATTTAACGCAATGTCTTGTATGTTGCATTGAAAGTAGTGATTCTTTAATACAATCATACAGTTCTTCATGTCCTATTGATTGGAGTACTTTTTTATCAAATGCTTGCCTATCCTTATTTGATAATTCATCCTGAATATCCGTAACATCACGATTTTTGATTTTTGAAAATAATTCTATTATCTCTTCAGAATCTTCTTGTGAAATCAAATTAGGGTTAATCATGCATATTTTTTGAAACCCAGTCTTACTTATATCTAAAACGCCCTGTCCTCTACCAAACCCATTTGCTTCAATTGCAAACATTCCATATAATGAATTAAGCAATGCAAAAACAAGATCTCTATTGGCTACGGAGTCTTTATATTTCATAGCTATTAATCTTTGATCAACAAGTACGCTTTCACTTAATTCTGCAATAAAGAGTCTTTTGTCAGGATTCTCTGATGTAACTAAATCGGCTCTATTAGTTGATGGCATTTGATACCATGGTGAATAGTTAATACTTTTTGGTATTGGTTCATAATTATTATCAGAAAATTTACGAATCCATTTTAACGTTCCTTCTTCCCCGTCCTCCTTTAACTGATCAATTGTCCTGTCACAACAAAATGCCTTCATATCCGAAGAAGCTGTATACTTTTTAATGTTTCTTGACGACTTCAACATAGGATACAAAAATTTGTCAGCTATTGATGTTTCACCCTTTATATAAAAAACTTCATTTTGCCCTGTTCGTTCACCGCGAACCATACTTAATTCGTTTTCAATTGGCTCAATAAAATCCTCTATATCTTTAACCCATGAAATATTATGAAATAATGCATTCATTGAAATTCCATGCTGTGTAATATTATCAATATCACTAATTGAATACTCTCTCATTGTTGCAACTGATTCATCTATAACTTCATGAAGAACTATGCTATTTATTAGCATCTCTTTATCTTCATTCTCTATTGAATGTATATCTTTATTAGTTAACCAAAAACTAATCTTCTTGCTTTTATCAGGATCACTAATTTCTTTTTTCTTTAAAACAAGTATTGTTCCAATGACATCTGCATTATTAAACCACTTCTTACAATTACTTATAACCACAGACTCGATAATGTAATAAAATTGCATAGCCTCAAAAAATTTTTTTCCAATATCTGTCCCTAACCAAGAATTAGAAACAATTATTCCTAGTTTTCCATCTTTCTCTAATAACTCATATAATTTAAAAGGTAAATAATTATATAGGTCTGTTTTTCGTGTAAACTCAATCCCTGTATCATTTATTATCTTTTCTCTATACTGTGCAATATATTCCTGTTCATCGATAGCTACCTTATTATATTCTACGAAAGGAAGATTCGACACAATAGCTCCAAATTGTGGAATGTTCTTTACTATGCCACTACCATCTGTTGGATTTTTTATCTCAATTTTATCCCCTACCTGTACATCAAATACATCTGTTTGGAACATATTAATCGGAATATTTAACGCATGAATATCTGTAACTGCAATATTAGCAATTTGTAATGGATACGCATACTTATCCGACATCCATGTTGTGGAAAAAGCTTTATTAGCATTATTTATTCTTTTAAATTTATTATTAATAATTGCTTTAGCAATTGTACCGGTACCTGCACATAGATCAGCACAATCCTTATTCCAATCTTGAACTGTAATCTGACATAATATATCTGCCAAATAATATGGTGTTGCATATTGTCCACGTATCTCTCTTTTGGCAGTATTTACAGTTTTTTCAAGTATATCTTGTAATACTCCTTGCTCAATTTTTTCAATATTGTTCTCAATTAAAAATTGATTGTAATCAACAATATCAATCCATGTATCTTCTGGTATTATCTCATTAAATTCCAAAGGTTTAAAAACATTATAAAAATCTCCTTGTTCAACTATATGTTCAATAATAATGTTTCCATCATTAGGAGATGTTGTATAATCAATATCTTTTATCATATACGCACAATTATGATACCTTTTAATTGCATTAGCAAACATGATTCGATTTGTCCAATTTAACAATACTGACTTAGCATATGCTGAATACATATTATTCTCATCTTTATCATATTCTTCATGAAATGCATTCCACCAAACCTTGAGTCTACTTTCCATTGGCATGTTCTTACTAGACTCAATTGTAATGTTTTCGGCTACTAACTCTTTATTTCTCTGAATTAATTCTGTCATTAATCCTTCTGATACTGTATTAACAATGGATGATGTTTCAATTATGCCATTAACAAGATATTCATTTACTGTCATTACAATTTCTTTTATAATAGGGAGCCATTCTGCTTTGTAAGTCATAACATCTTCTCTTGATTTAATATGCTTAGTGCCTGACCATACTTTGGCTTCTTCAAAATTTCCATTTTCATTTTCCACATACAATTTACCATATGTAAAATTCCATATAACAAAACTATTTAATCCTAATGCCTTTGCTTTCCTTGTCGCATCTGCAATCAATGCCTCATCCGTAATTAATACATCGGGCATTTTGAGTTCCCAACCTTGTAATATTTTAGTCTGTGCCTCATCTTCATACAATAAAACATCTGGAAACATACTCTTCTTATTTACAGAGAGTGTGCTTTCTCCACCTGCACTCTTAATCTTTAACCCCAATCCATTCAGCATTACTTTTATTTCTGAAATAATTACGATTGCCCAACTTCTTTCATTTCTTCTGATAATTGTCCCCATACACTTCACCTTCATCTTTCTTTAAATTCTGCTATAAGATTTTCCTCTTTTATATATTTACGAGTCTTTTTATCTAATCCTTCCCATGCTAAGAATAACCTTCTTTTAGCTACATCAATATAATCTATTTCTTCTTTTTTAAACAATGCAACATCTTCATTCTTTTCAATTCCAATAAAATTTCGTCCTTCCATCAATGCTGCCACTAAAAATGATCCGCTACCAAAAGTATTATCAAGTACTATATCTCCTGGATTTGTATATGTTCTTACCATATATCTTCCCAGTTCTATAGGCTTTTGTGTTGGATGGAGAACTGCACCCTCTGATTCTGCTGTTTTAATATAAATAACATCTGTAGGATAGCGCTCTCCATCACTTGCTACATGCACTGGCTCAAAGTCCCCATAATTACCACTAAGCTGATTTTTTCTTATTCCCTTATCATATGGTTCTCCCTTTGTCATTTGAGGATGATATGTTGGCTGCTTTTTATAAAAAACGCAAACATCTTCATGTTTTCTTAATGGTTGCTTTTTAGCATTCAAAAAATTAGTTGGCTTTGATTTTTCCCATACCCACTTATACTTATAAATATTAGGCTGGCTCAAAATCAACTTTGCAGTAAAAACTCCGTTAGATGTTAAAACAATTGCCCCATTGGGTTTTATTATTCGATTATATTGTTTCCATAACTCGTCTAAAGGAATATAGCTATCCCATTTATTTTGTGTCATACCATATGGTAAATCGCACAAAATCATATCCACACTTCCATCTGGTATCTTTTTCATATACTCTAAGCAATCGCCTTCAAACAATTTGTTAATCACATTACTCATATCTATATTATTTTTCTCGCTATTCATGCCTTATCTCTCCTCGAACATATTTTCTATTTATAATATATCATTTTATTTTATCGAACACAAGTTCTGGCATCTATTTTTTCATATAAAAATCCAAAATAAATTTTAACATATATCTTCTGCTTTTTCTACTTATAAAGAAACACCTTTATTGCACTTTAAAGTATCATAAAGGCTATTAAAACTTTTTTTGTCACAATAGCCTTTGATAATTTTATCTCCGCTCATACACCTCCCACAACCTCTTCTGCTCCGCTCCGATCCTCAATATCTCCTGTAAATCCCTAGCCATAGCCTCAACATTAGCATCCATCTGCTCAACAGTACCAGTACGATTACCTGCTGTAATCTCCCATTGAACGCTCTCTTTAGAGTAATATTCCTTAGTCTCCACATTCATATATCCATACACCACATATGAATAACCATCGCTTTTCTCTAGGAATACTGGTGCTACTTCTTCTTTAGATGTTTTCCATCTCATCAGCCTTGGAAACCAGCACAAGCCTTCTTTTATCAGTTCTTTAAATGCCTCCAGTAGCTTTCCCAGCTCATTCAATATTCCACGGAATGAGTTTCCTGCCTCTATTGTCCTATCTGATTCGACCTGATTAGCATATTCTTCTATTGTAGGTGCAAATAATTTGAATGACGATACAAAATTCTTGATTCTATCAAGCAATTTTGCAGCATCTTCTGCTTTTTCAATAGCACTTGCCAGCTCTTGATTTACCAATTGAAGTTTTGCCCTCTTTTCGTCAAGTTCCATTGATATCTGTTTTGATTCTCTACTATCCATTTCTGATAGTGACTTAGTAATCCGCCGCATACTTTCCAGATATGAAATATCAGTCTCCAGTTTTTCTTTTTTATCCGTATATTCTTTTTCAACGGCTTTATTTGCCTTAACTGCCCTATCCGATTCTTCCACCTGTTCTTGTAATTGTGTCAAATGCTTTGTCTCCTGAGCCACCTTATACTCCGCAACGGATAAATCGTGATTTCGACCTTTCGACTTTTCTTTTATCTGTTCCCCAAACCAGTCCTCGACTTCTTTATTTGCCACCTCTCGAAGTTCATCCTGCAGCACTCCCGATAACACATCTTTAGTGAATACCTTCCTTTTTGATACCTGCTTGCTAAGACCTTTCTTATATCCATCTGCCACAGGGACTCCGACAATGTGCATATGCGGACTGTCCTCATCAAGATGAACCACAGTATTTGCAACTACGAACTGTGGTAATCGCTTTCTAAGCTCGTCAGTATTATCTGATATGACAATTTCATATATGACTTCATATCATCAAATTGCCTCCAGAACTCCCTGTCACCTATCTGAATGATTATTTCAACTGCCATATCCTGTTCCTTACCTGCCACATGTTCAAAATAATCTTCTATTTTTCGGTCTGGTCGTATCTGCTTTTTATTATATTCTTCTAATGCCTCATCGAATTCTTTATGGTATACTGTTTTTACATCATCAATCAGATTTGATGTACCATATATGATGCAAATGTTGTCTTTGCTATAATCTGATGATTTATATTTTCTCAGGTTATGCTTTGCAACAGCTGCAAGCTTAGATTTCGATGTAATGGCATTTTTCTTATTGCTCACATGAGCTGTATATGAAATATTTCGCATTCGCATCTCCTTATCTGTACTACCTTTTTATCTGTTAAATCTATCTGAGCAGTGCAGTTATCATCTTGGCTCTGCCACAGATGATAACCCCCTAGCAGTTTTGGCAAGCCAAAATTGCAGTGGGCTCTCCGAGGATTTTATATATTATCCTTACTATTACCAAGAGTTTAATAATCCGTACTTTTTATAGTCGCAGACTCTAAACTCTTCCTAGAATTTAGAATCTGCTTTTCCAAACATCCAGATTGTTAAACTCTTTATTCCGGCATTATCCAAGTCCAGTAAATTGTTCCATCTTCTGCCTTTTCTTTATCTGATGTTATTCCCAGCTTTTTCTTTGCCGATAGAAGTGTGTTTCTCTTAATGCTCCTTTTTGCAGCTTCCATCATTATTTCATTAGACGGAATCACCTTATTTGTACCAAAGTATTCTTTGATAAAATTCTCCGCAATGTCGAGCTTCTTTTTTCCTCTTCCTTCATTGCCGGATAACAGCTCATCTATGGTGATATCATAAGGTCCTATGCATACTATTCCACTATCCTCTGTCACCTCGAATCCTATAGCATCTCCTGTTGGTGCTAGCGATGATTTATCATGTGCCATTATTCTTATATTAGGCTTGTCCCGAAGCCTTGCTACCAGCAACACGCTCCTTGCTGTTGCCTGAATATCAATCGAGCCTAAACCTCTGTAGGTTGACTTACTTCCAGCCGCCTTATTCATATGACCGATAAGAACTATTGCACAGTTATATTTTTCAGCAATCATTCCCAAATGCTTTAACACTGGTCTTATTTCATTTGCTCTGTGCATATCAACTGTAGCTCCGATATATGCCTGAATCGGATCAAGAATGATTAACCTTGCCCCAGTCTCGATTATTGCCTGCTCCAGCCTATCATCTGTCATTGATAATTCCTTATCTGTCTCATCAATAACCCGAATCATGGAACAATCTGCTCCTGCTTTTACCAATCTGGGCTTAATCGTATCTTCAATTCCATCTTCTGCTGTCTGATATATGATATGAATAGGCTCATATTCCTTATCATCATCACAGGGGAGCGGCAAGCCCCTACTAAGAGCTGCCGCTAACTTAAGAACCAGAGTTGTCTTTCCTTCTCCCGGATCTCCTTCAATTATTGTTATCTTTCCATATGGTATATATGGATACCATAGCCATTCCACCTCTTTTGAAACCACATCCTCCATATGGATAAGTTTCAGTTCAACATTCTGTTTTTCAACCATATTCATCCTCCTTGCTATACTGCTTCTTTGTTAAAATATCCTGTTTCTTCCCAAACTTTTTTATCCGGACAATAATAGCTGAACTCATTTGAGCTCCCTACCTTTATTGCCGTTCCAAATTTGAGTAATCCTTGTTGTATTCCCAGCCTTACATACTGTGCATCCTTCCCTATTGCACTTGCAATCTCTTTTATTGGTACATTTCTCCCTGTAAAAGCTGGTAAATCACCCTGATAGATAACTTCTGGCATCTCTACCACCTCCTCTTTCTATATAGAGCATTTCTTGCTCTGTTATGTTTTGTATTATACAGACCTTTGTTTGCTCTGTCAATAGTTTAAAATTTAATGTTGACTATTAAATATTGGTGTGTTACATTTGCAATCACAGGAGGTTGAAGCAATGAATACAGGTAAAAAGATTAAATTAATACGAACATTTCGTGGTTTAACCCAGAAAGAACTAGGCGAAGCTTGTGGAATACATGAAGTTGCAATCCGTAAGTATGAGCTTGGAAAGAATCTTCCTAAGCCTGAACAGCTTAGAAAGATTGCAGATGCACTTGGTGTCAATGTTAATTCATTGATGGAATTTGATATCGAGGCTGATGGTGATGTACTACCATTACTATTTGCTATTGATGAAGCATTTGACATTTCTATCAAGGATTTAGACGGAGAGCCCGGCATATTCTTTTCCAATAAGAATCTTGTTCAGTTTCTTAAAGACTGGCAGGCTATGAAAGAATTACTTGATAATGGCAGCCAGACACAGGATAATTACGAAATATGGAAGACTATCCGCCCAAGTGTGACAAAGGTAACCCACGAATAACAATCATTTTATCCGTTTGCTATCAGCTTTCTAGTAAATAGCGAAAGGATGGTGCTTATGAAGTTACTCAACGGATACGGAAGCGTTGTAAAACTTTCCGGAAAGAGAAGAAAACCTTATCAAGTGAGAAAAACTGTAGGCTGGCACTACGATGAGGTAAAAGACAAACAAGTTCAGGATATGATTACAATTGGATATGCAGCCACGAGAGCTGAAGGCTTGCAAATGCTTGCTGATTACAATAATAATCCATTTGATACCAAGGCTGCTAAGATGACATTTTCAGATGTCTATGAAGAATGGTCAAAGCGTAAGTTTCCTACTATATCTGAATCTAATGTAAAAGGATACACAGCATCCTATAAATCCTGTGAACCCCTTTACAACAAAATTTTCAAGGATATTAAATTAGTTGATTTACAGACTGTTATTGATACCTGCGGTAAGAATTTTCCTACTCTCAAGAAAATCAAAGTCCTGTTTAACCAGCTATTTGATTATGCTTTGAAAAATGATATTTGCAACAAAGATTATTCAAGCTTCGTTGATATTGTCCAATACAAGGATCGTAACCCTAACAAATACGATAGAAACAAGTTTGAGAAAAATGAAATTGATATTATCTGGGAACAAAAGGAAGATAAATATTATCAGATAGTATTGATGCTCCTATATAGCGGAGTCCGTATCTCTGAACTGCTCGATTTAAAGAAAGAAAATGTTCATCTGGATGAACAGTATTTTGATGTTATCTGTAGTAAAACAGAGAATGGTATCAGAAAAGTTCCAATCGCCGACAAGGTTCTGCCATACTACAAAGCCTGGTATGAATCCTGCCCCGAATGTGAATATCTGCTTCATACAGAAGACGGAAAACATTTTGAATACAGGAACTACTATGATAGCTATTTTAAGCCATTGATGGAACAGCTAGGTATTAATCGTACACCGCACTGTTGCAGACACACATGTATCTCAATGTTAGCAGAAGCTGGTATTAACCAGACGATTATCAAAAAGATTGTGGGGCACTCCGGTGCAATGACTTTAACCGAGAAAGTATATACCCACTTTGATGTTAAGGAGCTTGTAAATGCGATTAACAAGATTTAAAAGAAAAGGACACTTTCCAGTAATTCCTTACTGAAAAATGTCCTATACATATCAATATCTTTGTTGCATACCGGCTGCATATGTGTTGCATTCGATGTAAATTCCAGCACATCTGACAGCATTCCACAACTTCTGTAACCCTTGAAAAATGGGCTTTTCTTGATATCTTCGTTCTTGAAAAATTATCGCTTGCATAATTCCGACCCTTGAAAAATAAGGCTTTTCAAGGATTTTGTCAGTTACCCGTGTGTTACTCAAACCACTCGGAGAGTTCTCCCGTTGTTTTATTATAACACACCCGTCCGGAACTTACACCTCAATGATGCGAACATGCTCCGGCTGACCGGACAGGAAAATTCCGTCGATAGTCTCAAGTATTTTCTTTCCCTCTACTGCGTGAATTGCCTTGATATAATACGACTGTCCTCTCACTGCACGTCCGCAGATACTTTCATTGCCCCATGATGCAGAACGACGGAGATTCAGAGCACCATCACAATCAACGATCGCTCTTGTGGTCTTTTCCGGATAGATTGTGTCAGAATCGGACACCTGTTCCTCTGTTTTTCTTGCATCGTCTCCGGATGTCTCCTGCCCTGCTGCATCGTCTCCATCGCCGGAGGTCTGCTGTCCGTTCTCCTGCTCGCTATTTGCCCCATTCTGCCTGTTTCCCGGTTCTACTGGTGTATTTCCTCCAGTGCCTCCGTTTTCGTCGTCTGTGGACGTTCCTGCGTCGCCCTGCTGCCCCTCTGCATCCTTTTCATCGGTGAGGGTTGTTGCTGCTTTGAGTTCCTCTGCGGTCATCGTGCCGACCTTGTTCCCGTCTGCATTGTAGGTGTTCACGCTACCGTCGGGATTTGTCTCCAGTGCTCCCTCCGGAACATTGTCCGTGAGTGAGCCGATGACGTTTCCGTTTTCATCCCACACAACCAGTTCCTCGTTTTTTGCTGCTGCTTTCAACGCTCCCTCGATTGTCTTGTATTCCTTGCAGTCCTCTTTTTTGAACTCCGTTCCTTTGCCTAAATAGTATAACATGTTTTCGCCCTCCTCTGCTACTTTTTGAGATATTTGCTCGACGCAAATCCCACCACGTTTTTATATGCTACATACAACCACTTCACTCCGGACACATCCGTGTAATATCCATAACACTGACACGTCTCTCCGCTCTGCATTGTCGTCAAGACTTTCTTGTCTTTTCCTGTTCCTGCTCCCGACCGTAGATTCAACGCTCCTGCTCCCGTTACCTTGTACGTTCCTGCAAGGCTCTTGTTGAACCCTTTTGCGGTCTCCAGTTTCACGTTGCTATTGATTGGAACTGTCTGCGATGCACCTCCTCCGGATGCCTTTGCTCCATTGGTGAGGTTCGTCGCCACATGAGCACCATCGTTCAACAGAATGTCGCCCTCAAGCAAATACGCATCTGATGTCAGATATTTTTTATCTGTCAGCACCTCGAATCCTGCTGCCTTGAGTGCTGCCCGCAGGTTTCCGGTATAACATGCAGTGCTCACATTTTTCAGTTTCTCATTTTTCAGTCTATATCCTGCACCTTTTACGATTGCAGCAACACCGGACGAACAGTCAGCCTCGCACGGAACTGTGATTTGAGCAGGGTCGAAATTTGAATCCGCAAGGTTCGTCCAAAATGTTCCCCTGTGCGACTGACAATATCCGACCATATTGTTGACTGCTGCTGCCTTTGCCATCTGTGCAATGAGTTTTCTCGTTGCTGCATCCGGATGACGGAGAACGCATTTCCACGGTCTGTTATACCAGTTTATAACCTGCCACTCTGTTCCCGTCTGATCTCCGGCTTTTCCTCCGGAATATTTTCCTCTCTCGTCGTGTCCGCAATTTGAAATCATTTCTTTTCCTCCTTTTGTTTCTTATCTCCGGAATCATCTATCACTGACATAATGAATATAAAAGCCAGTATGAACGGAACTCCTATCCATATCACCGCCACCAATACCGACAAAATGAAAAATGTCAGTTTGACCATGATTCTGTCCTGTTTCGTTTCCTGTTCCTCGTAGTATTCCGGAAACAACTCTTTTTCCCGCTCCTCTTTTTCGGACTTCCTTTCAAGCATCCAAAAAATAACAAACGTCAAAACGAATGTAACTGCTGCCCCGATGATGTACACCGTCACCATCGTGCTCCAGTGCTGTGACATGAAAATCTCAATTTCACTCACTGCCCTCACCTGCCTCGTTCGCAATGAGTTTCTGCACTGCCTCATTGCTGTCAAGCATCGTTCTCATTTGCTCAAGAGCCTCGTCCACCATCATGCTGAACATGTCGAATGTGATGACCTTTGCAAGCCACTCAAACCTTGCCACAAACATGTCGTACACATACCGGAGTTTGAGTTTTCCTGTTCCTGCTCCCAGTTCCTTTTCTGCTTTTGTCACCGCATACAAGAGCCACTCTCTGACCTTGTTCAACTGCTTATCAGATGGCATTTTCACAAAAGAATAAATTGCGTACCCGATAGAGCCTCCCACTGCTGCTATTGCCACGATAACAAACCAATTTTCAACGATGAATTTCATCCCTGCACCTCCTCATTATTGTCTGCATTGATGTCATCCGGTTCGTTCTCGTGCTGTTTTCCTGTATCTTTCTTTGTAACCGTCTTTACTGACTTAATGAGTGCCATCGCACCGCCCTCCACTGACAGGAATCGGAATACATTCTCTGTCAATGTTGATGGTTCAGCACCCACTCTCACAAACACTATAATCGCCACAACTGTGTAGATAAATGCTGCAAGAATCATACAGATAACAACACGATTCATGAACTGACCGGAGACTTTGTTTTTCCGCTTTGCTGCCCGCTGTTCTATCCGGTACAATTTTCTTTTATGCCGGAAATACATGCGACGCTCTGCGTTCGTCATCCTGCTTTTGTTCACTTGTTGCCTCCTTTATGTGGTTGATTCTTGCCTGTTCCCGCCCTCCTGTTATTGGTCGGTCTTAATATTCAAATTCATCCCGTCCAGTCTCTTGTGATACGATTTCAATGACTGCTCAACTATGAGAACCCTGTCGTGTAAATTCTGCACCTCTGCCCGTGTCTCTTTATAGTCACGTTTGATGTCTTTGACATCGTCGGCAATGTTCTCCAGTTTTGTCATCATGAGTGTGTTCGCTGTCGCACGTTCCTCCGTCTCCTGCTCTGCATCCTTTTTGTCATTCCGCTTTTTATTGGAAATCCCGAAAAAGATTGCAAATGCGACGGAAATCCCGCTCAACAACAATGAGAGTTCAATCGTCACTCGGCTGCTCCTTTCCGAACGCTCCCACGTCGTCGGTGTCGCAGTATCGTCTCATGTGGTACTCAAGGACATCCAGTTTCCCGTCTGCCTCATTGACCATGTTCCGGAGTTCCTCTTTGACCCCCTCCTCCACTTTTGAGCGTTCAATCATTTCTTGCTGCTTTTTCACGATTCCGGACAACTCCTCCGTTATCTCGCACAACCGTGATATTATTTCAAGCGGTGTCATTTTACCTCACCACCGGAATATTTTTCTCCCGTGATGTATTCATATTCCTCCGCTGAAATACTTCCTTTTGTGACACGCTCTGCGATCTGTTCCTCGGTGAGAGTGCCTTTCTTGTACATTCTTTTCAGACTTTCGACAAGTATTTTCATATTAAATCAACCCCTCCTCAATCAACTGCTGTGTGTATTCGTCGATGACTGCATCTTTCTGAAACTGTGTCACGGATTCAACGATTCCTGTTGTGTTGGATGCAACAACCTCCTGCATGAGCGTCAATCTGTCATATTCCTCCCGTG